AGGCTTGGCGATTGTATTTTGTCCATTAGACTTTTACTACCTTCGTTACGGCCTTGAGAACGAAGAATTTCTTTGATTTGGTCTTTATACAGCAGAAACATAGCGACGTCAGCGACATTGGCATGACTTGACCATAATTCATTCGCCATATCTTTAGTAGCAAATCTATACACTTCTTCTTTCTGTTTTTTTGTTACTTTTCCACCCATGAATCTATCCATATCTTTTAAGTGACCCTGCAGTCCTTGTCTCGCTTCTCTAACAATTTTATCTTTTTGAGCTACATTTTCTTGTTGTTGATTATATAGCAGATTTTTTTGTTGTTTGACAGCGTTTTTAATTGTTCTTTTTATCTCTCTACCTTTAATTGCAATCATACCATTACGTTGCATTTTATCTATTGTATCATCTACCTCGTCATTACTTAATCCATCAGCTTTTAATTCTTCCATAACTAATTCTTTATTAGAATATGATAAGTAATTTTCTAATGTTTCAATTTGTGGAGATGATGGTAGTTCAGATTCATTACCTTTCATAGCATTTAAAGCACTTCTAATTTCATCTTTAGAAGCTCCTTCTAATCCTAATTGTTTAGAAACTTTTTCCCAATCAATATTTTCTTCGGGGTTATTATTAACTTCCCACTCATAATTTTCTTCTGTCTCTTCTTCAGATGGGTCTTCTGTTTTTTTATTCCATCCCCATCCATCTTCTTCGTTTGTCTCTACATTAGACGATTTTTCTTCACCCTCGTCTACAGGTACATCAGGTCCTAAATCTCCTGTAGGAGAATCTGATGTAAACGCTAATGGATTAAATGAATCTTTGTTTTCTGTTGTTTCACTAGTAGATGTAGTTTCTTCTACTTCTTCTACTAAGCTTGATTTTTCTTCTGACATATTATTTTATTTATTGGTCCCTATTTCGCAAAGATACAAATTATTTTACAATTTTATCCTTCGCTCTAATTTTATCTTCGTATGTTGACTCTTTAACAGCTTTTAGTTTTGATTTATCTTTGTCTTTATCTTCTCTATCTTTATCAATTTCGTGGTCTGCTAATTTCTTAGAAAACTCAGCGTCTATAGAAGCGTCATGTAAATCTCTTTTATCATCTGATTGTATTTTAGCTACTTCTAATCTTGATTCAGCTCCAATTTCAGCCACTTGAATTTTTGCTTCATTATCCATTTGTTTTAATTCAGATTCCATTTGGAATTTAGCCTGAGCAGCTTGTTGTTCAGCTTGCACTTGTTGCATAGCTTGTTCTTGTTGTACAGCTGCTTGTTTTTGCATTTCGTTCATACCTCTTTCTAAAATCTTTTCAGCTTCTGTCATAGTGTCTGCTTTTAATACTTTAAGTATATTTAATAAATCAATACTTCCTGATTGTAAAGCGGATTGAGCTAATTGATGTACAACTTGTTTCATTGCGTCGTCTTTTCCACTATCTCCTATATATACTCCGAAATCCTGCAAAGCAACATCAGGCATTATATTTAAAAATTTATAAGCTCCATCTCCTAATATCATTGCAGCTTTTTTGCCATTAGCCCAAGCTATTTTCATGCTATTACATAAACATTCTAATACTCTTTGTTTAACTTCTCCATGAGAATAAAACCAACTTTCTGTAATAGTTGAAGATTGCATTACGCTTCTTTGAACATTACCAACATATTCATATTGTTCAACAGCTCCTTCTCTTTGTCTTGTAACTCCAGACAATTGACCAGCCATATCCTCTAGCATCATTTTTAAATTAATTAATTGCTGAACAGATTGAGATAGAGTAAAATCAACTTGTTGAAATTGATTAAATGATTGTACTTGACCTCCCTCATCTTTTGAATTAATAGGTATAATACCATCTGTTTTTAAATGATATAATACTGTCTGCATATCCATTCCTACATTTGTAGGTATTTGAGAAGTATCGTAAACAACAGCTTTTCCACCAGAACGAGCCATAGCTAATTCTATTTGATATATTACAATATTATATAACATCTGTACATTATGTAATAAATCAACCATAGAATTTGAAGTTCCTGTAGTATTTCCTTTTATACACCCAATATATGACAATGGAGTTCTTCCTGGATTGTCTACACTTCTTACTTGATTATCTCTTCTTTTTGCTCTAACAAGAATTTTTCCTCCAATTTTAGTAGCTTCCCATATATCATCTACCCACTTAGTTTCTATAACTTCTCCCTTTTTTCTCTTTTTATATGTGTCTTTTACCATTTTTCTAAATGGTCTATCTGGGTCATATTTATTAGGTGATAATTTAAATTTAATAGCTCTTAATGATTTCCATTCAACTTGAACTACACGAATACGATTTTCTTGACCATGAGATTGGTCTATCCATTGAAATCCACTATTATAATCATTTATATCGTTACCATAAATACTTCTCATTACATCTAATTCTTTTAAATCTTTTTCAGTTAACCATTGTTTAAATTCATCATTAATTTCATTTACAGATAACCATCTTTCTTCTCCCACCCAAGCAGCGTCGTCTAAATAATCAGAATGAATAGTTGAATCATAAATAACTGAACGCGGGTCTACTCTACGAGCTTGAGGGTCTCCATTCAATATATCAATTTTATAAATTTCTTTTCCTGTTACTAATAAATCTCTAAACCCTTCTTTAAATTTATCTTTTAAATTATATCTATTTAGTATATATTCTAATCCGTCTTGAGCAACTTCTTCTACCATTTCTCTATAGTTATATTTCATATATATATCTATATCTTCAGGCACAGGCATGCCTTGACCTTCGTCTGTTATAGGTTCTCCATATGTTTCTTCAAATTCTTGATGTATATCTTTTAATAAAGCATTCATTTTTAAAGCAACTTTATAGTCCAATTTTCTAATTACAGCTTCTTTGTTAACTGTAGAAACTTTCATATCTATAGGTCTTTTTAATTCTTCTCCTATAAGTAAATCAATTTTAGGAGTTATAATAGGATAATTTACAAGTCTTGCTGGATAACTTAATCCGTACTGTTCTGTAATATATGTATAGTCAGCTTGATTTATTTTACCATTATATACAGCATAATTTCCAATATCTTTATTTCTAGAAGATTGATATGTACTATCATCATATGACATAAATCCTATAATTGCATTTAACACATTATCGCACCATTCTTTATTTTTCTCTTTTTCTGAAACCATCATAGATGGAAAAGGGGTAGTTTTTCTCATTTTAATTTAATTTTATTGGTGTTCCATTTAAACCTCTTGTATAATATTTAAGACCTATATCTATTGTTTCTTCTTTTTCCTGAACTCTCATTCTGTAATTATCTATATTATGAATCAAACATATACCAAAAGCCATAGCTCGGTCTGTATTTTGTAATCCATAATTAGCTAATTCATCTATTAAACTTAAAAACCAAATTTCTTTAATATTTTCTCTAATATAATCATCTATCAAATCTTCCAATAAAGCTTTCACTTGTTTATTCATATGAACACCATATTGATTTCTTGTTCTAGAACCTGGATTATGAGCAGACTCTGGTTTTTCTTTCAAATATTTTAAAGCATTCATACGTTTAAAATAATCCAAAATACCTATCTTTGTATATTCTACCAACATCTTAGCATTATAATACACAGCTAACTTCAAACACCCATCCCAAAAATCTTCTTTTTTCTTAGGTCTGTCAGTATATTCAGCTACAACGTAATCGCTTGGAATATTTGTATTTGCAAATCTACGATAAATTATTGCACTTCCCAAAGAATCTGACGCTCCTGCTTCATCTTGGTCATAAGAATCCACTCCTCCTATATCAATTCCTTGATATTCTGGCATCGGATGAGATAAAACTTTAAATGGTCCAGTAGGATGAGGTCTCCATAAAACCTTTAATTCATCATCATCATTTAACGCCCAATCTAAATATCCAGACTGTATTTGATTCTTGTAATCTTTACTTGATAGTATTCTACTTCTTTGAGCATTTAATAAAGCAATATCAAATCTACTTTCTTTTGTATTAAGAAAAGCTTCCTCTATAGTTAATGGATAGTTTTGTATATGTAAGTTATAAGCTTCATTATCTCCAGACTTT